GCGCCGTAGATCCGGTCAATCTCGGTATTGTCACATCGCAGGAAAGCTCCAACCAACAGCGCAGCAAGGCTTTCAGGTGGTATTTTTTCAAGGATGCGATTCAGGGCTGGTGATTTCATTTTGACTTTCCTTCTAGTTTCAAGGCGTTCTCGATGCGCTCCAGGCGTTCCGCTAATTCACTGATTTCGTGAATGCGCGCTTGCTGACTCAACAAACTCATCAATTCCGTGGCGCCGGTCGGTGAAATTTGGCCAGCCAGGGCAGCGCTGGTGACGGATTCCGCACGTTCATCAAGGGTGATGCCCCCAAGGGATACGTCAGGTGGATCTGATTGCGGTCGCAATGGCGGCAAGGTGCGGCTGAAGAGAAGTGCGGCAGCGCCTGTGTCACCGTCCTTGGCCTTTTCAACCAGCGCCGCAACAATGGCGTGCAGTTCGGTGGAGATGGCGTCTCTCAGCTTTGTGCTTGCGTGCTTCGTACCAGGCGGTTTGCCTTTTGGGTTGCCGCTTCGGCCTGACTCAAATTTCGCCACGATTAACCCCCTTGGCTATGGGCAGTGTGGTGCACCGCAACTCGGCAATTATCTGGCTCAATTTATCCTTGCTACGCCCATCGTCAGCTGGAGTATGGGCCAGCATCGCCGTCAAGGCATTGAACTCGTTGGCTTCGTAGATGACTCCGGGAATTCGCCGGCTTGGCTCTTTGCCAGCGGTGTGAACGACGACCTGATGGCCGGCTGCAAGTGCTTCGGTAATGGCAGCCTCGAAGGCTTCACGGGTTTCTTCGTCGGCTTCTTCGGCAGGTTCACGCAACAGCACGGCGCCAATGCTCCTCTGATGCACCTGTTCTTCTATTTTTTGGATTCTGTGTAACAAAGTCATTTCGTTCTCCTGATTTTTGCAGGCCAGATGCAGACTGGGCACTCCGTTTGCCCTGTCAGCAAATTACTGGCCGTGATCTGTAATTTGCTGACGCAGTCCGTCCGCCTCGGTGTCGAGGGCTGCTATGGTCTTCTCAATATTTGACCTGGGGCTGCCATCACACGATTTCGAAGTGAAACGGTGGATCAGGCCCGGTAACTTTTCAGCGATTGATTCGCGCAGGAAGAATGAGAGGGTGTCGGAATCGCTCAGGTCAATTCGAACTGGGCGCCCGTTAGCGGAGTCATTCCAAAGTCGATAAACGAAGCGCTCGGCAGCTTCATCAAACGAGCTATTCACGCCTTTAAGGCGAGTTTCTATAACTTCATCAGTTTGGCGAAGTGTCTTCAATTCCGTTTCAATATTGGCCAGGCGACGTTTCATCGTCGCAATGTATTGTGCGGTTTTTGCTTTATTGCGGCGTGCATTTTCTTCTGCTGCGCCTTGTTCGTAGATAGTCATGGTGCTACTCCTTCGTAGTTGAAAAATCATGCTGCGGATCTGCCCAATCAGTTCCCGGGCGGTTGGGGATTCGTACGTCGACGGTGAAGTCGGCGTTGTGAATACGTTTGGCCAGCGCAAAGGCTGCGGCTTGTCCTGTGTGGCTGTGGTCGTTGTCGCCGAACACGGTTAGATGCTCCGTTCCAGCTGGTGGAATCCAGCGCTCAAGGCCAATGGCGCTGATTGCTGCCCATACCGGCATGCCGAACATCACAGAAGCTGCCAGCGCAGTTTCAATACCTTCGGCAATGCCCATGCTGGGCGTAACTGGCATAAGGCAAACAGCGGCACCCGGTGGCAGGCTGCCGACTACCTTCTTGACAGTCGGGACGTTGGCTTTGTGGCCGTCCGTTGTCAGATAGGTGCGGTGGATCGCTACACCCTTACCGTCAATGTCCTGAACCTTGGCAATCATGGCCGGGTGGCGGGTGATGTTGCTGCTGTCGTGGCGATATGGCAGATCAGGATGGAAGCGAATGCAGGCCGGCACGTTCTCGATGCCGATGCGGCGTACCAGGTAGGCATGAACCGGGTCGCCGACGACAATATCCTTGGATTCAGACCAGATGCGCTTACATGCAGCCAGTTTTTCAGCATCACCAAGCCGATGTTTGGGGGCGCTCGCTGTGACCATGCCGGCGATGCGTTCAACTTCAGCGGCGGATTCCTTGAACGCCCAGCCTTTGACCAAGCCAAGAAGTGCAAAGCCGTCTCCGCTACCGCAATGCGAACAGAAGAAGGTGCCGCGCCCGTCCTGGTCATCAAACCGGAAACGATCATGTCCCCCGCAGGCCGGACAAGGGGCATGCTTGCCGGTGAGTTGCATCGGATCAACGCCGAAATGTGCCAGCAGGTCAGGCCAGCGGTTACGGGCGAGTTCAGCTGCTTGCATGGCCGGCCTCCTGTTTCTGTTTGGCCTTCGCCTGAGCAATGTTCCGAGACTTGATCCAGCCGAGAATTTCCGGCGTTGGTTCCGCTGCTACCTGGCGCAATCCGTTCGGGTGCTTGCCACCGAAGAATTCCGCGTATTTGTGATACGCCCAGCCGGTCTTGAAACCCCTAGTTTCACCATAACCAAGCAACTGGCTGTATACGTGCTGGCCGGCCTCCTTCTTGATTGGTTTCTTGCGGTCGAGCTTCACCAATTCGCCATCACCAACGACAACATCACTCAGGCGCTCAGGCTTGAATCCGCATTTCGGACATTCATGCACACCAGCAGGCCGGATGAACTTACAGGCGGGGCATGGCTTCGGCAGTGACTCTTTGCGCTCGGCCTGCTGCTTGCTGGATACCTTGTGTTTCCCGTCGTCCAGTTCAAGCGGCAAATCATCACAAGGATGGCCAAGACGTGCTGTGCTGCCTGAGTGATCGAGCAGCAAAGCCTTGGTCTTGCCGGGGGCTTGGCGTATCACCCTGCCCACCATCTGAATGAAGCGGATCAGCGACCGGGTCGGCCTGGCTAAAATCATCACCTCGCAGGCGGGGCAGTCCCAACCCTCAGAGAGCAGCGCGACATTCGACAGCACCATGGTTTCACCGCGTGCGAATCGACCGAGGATGTCGGCGCGTTCGTCGTCATCCGCGTGATAATCGATATGCTCGGCGGTGATTCCGGAAGCCTGGAACTGCTCAACGATATGTTGGCTGTGCGCAATGCTGGTGGCGAACACAACGGTTTGCTTATCACTGGCCAGCTTGCGCCAGTGCGTCAGAATGTCGCCGATCAGTTCTGGCTTGTCGGTAGCGTCCTCAAGGTCGGCTTGGTTGTAATCGAGCAGGCCGTCGATTCCCTTGGAGCTTTTGACGCCCTTCAGGTCAGGCTCGGACGGGGCGTAGATGTCGCAGTCGACAAGATAGCCATCATCGATCAAGTCTTTGATCGTGGCACCGACGACAAGGCGCTCAAAGTGCTTGCCAAGTCCAGCGGCGAACGGTGTAGCGCTCAGGCCGACAACCGGGACGGCGTTGTACTTCGCGAGCAGTGCGTGATATTTCGCGCTTCCGGCGACGGCGTGGCATTCGTCGATGATGATCAGGCCGACGTCGGCAGGCAATCCACGAACATGCACAGTGTCGATGCTGGCTACCAGTACGCGGGCATCAAGGCTGCGCGTGTTCTCTGCCTGCAGGATGCCGTGGGCGATACCGTAGCGCGAAAGTACGGCGCTAGTCTGCTGAACCAGTTGCTTGCGATTAGCCATGAATACGACCTTGCGGCCCTTTGCGACTGCCTTGGTGATGATTGAGGTGGCCGTCAGAGTCTTGCCGCCGCCAGTGGGCAGGTACAGGAGAACATTTGAACAGCCCCTAGCCATGGCGGACCGTACTTCATTTTCGGCGTGCAACTGATAGGGGCGGAGATTAAAAGTCATCATCGCCCCCGTTGCCTGAATTTATGCCGCTTGGGATTTCGCTCTGTGTACACTCGTAATGAAGAGCATCACCGGCTTGGCTAGGGGAAGGGGCACACGTCGCAACGCGACTTACATTACATTCCATTACATTGTGCGCGTGGTCACGCGTCCCGGTCGCGTCGTGTCGCGAGGTCACGCGTGATGACGTGTCGCCACGCGTCGCCACGCGTGAAGGTGGTTGCGGTAGCTTGCTCGGTGCCTCGCGATTGTTGAACGCTTGAAACTGTTTGAACTTGGGTAGCCACGCCAAGGAGCGCTCGTCAGCCAGATACGGAATGACCAGCCCAAGCTCGATTAACTCGTTGGCAGCATCCTTCAGGTCAATTCCGTCACGCGGGAAGTAGCGGACAGATAGGGTGCGCAGATCCCAAGGCAAGCGGCCTTCACGGTCAGCCTCAAGCCACGTTCCCTGGTAAAGAAGTCGGGCAACGTGGCTAAGCTCAACCACGTCCGCATCGCTAAAAAAATCGCGGCAGATTGTTCGGTAGAGGACGGCCATATCTCACCCCCGGCCATTCAGGGCGGCAATGGCCTTCGGGCGGTCGGCGGCACTCAGCGAATAAAAGCCAATGCGTACCTGTTGGCCGTCACGGTCGGTGAACTTCCGTTTTTCCATGCAGATGTCGAGTCCGAACTTCCGGCGCATGCGCATTACAACGTCAGGCGAATTCTCGGCACCGATCAGGCCGTCGAGGTCGTGACGACTGATTTCGCTGTGCGTGATCAATACCTCAAACGTGCGGCGCTCGCGAGGGTTGTCGACCGGGTAAAATTGCGCTGTGCCGGCGCTCGTTCCTGATTCTTGGGGGCGGGCGTTTTTCATTGCTGGCTCCCATCGGCACGAATAGCAGCAAGTCCACGTTCTAATCCTGAGAATTTGCTTGTTGCTTCGACCGTGTTGGTCGTCCCGGTTTCGGAGGTGTCACGCTGTCCCAGCGTTACGGCGTTCATTACCGCGTCCCTTGCTGCGATTCGACCCACTCGAAAAAACGCGCCTCGTCGATCAGCACCTTGCGGCCAATACGGATAATGGCACCAGCTTCGATCAGGCCGTTTCCGGGGATGTCGCCCTTTGAAGAGTGCCCAGAGTCGGCCTTGAAAACTAAGTTGCGAATCGCGGCTTGGGAAAAGGCCGGATTACGCTCCGCAAACTGGCGGACGGTGAAGACCGGGCGGGTCGGTGCGTTGGTTGCAGTTATCGCAACTGCGGCGGTTTGTTGTGCTTGCATTTTCTGGCTTCCATGTTTTTCCCGATGCTTTGGTATGGTTGCCATTGTTACTAGGGGGTTTTTCCCTGGGAAGCGACAAGAAGAGGTGCTAAAAAATAACTGAAACCATTGCTGGCCAATGGTTTGAAGCTGAGGGATTTAATGTTTTGCAGGGGATTCCTCAGCAAAACTATCTAACTTTTCCCGGTTCTGTGTCGTCCAGTAATTCCCGCGAGAGCTTCTCTTTTGATTGTGTTCGCATCCAAGTATTTGCCTCGCCTGCCTGTAATATTTCGATTAGATAGCTCACCTTCAACGTATCGTGCAATCGCATTTACGCCAGGGCACGATTTTGCTTTGTCATTCTGCCAATCGAGATTTTGGCTATTTTTCGCTAGTTCGATTTGTTCCAACATCCATGTTTCGCCTATTGATCGCGCAATATCCTCCCATGGCTCAGGATTAATCACAGGCGTGGTGTTGTTTGCATTGACGCTGGGAGTTGGTGCCGCTGGGGAGTTTGGTTCTTTTTCTTCGTGGCAGAGTGGTGCATTGGCGTCAATGGTTGGGGGCGTTGGTGCTTCTGGTGCTATGAAGCATTTGGAAGCTGGCGTATCGAAGCCTTCCATGATGAACTCAAGCTTTCCGGGGGCGAGAAGAGGTGACAAGTCTAGTGAGGCGCGTTCTTCTCGATCATCACCGATCCAATTGTCTTGCGAGAAATCACTTTTGAAAGAGCGCTCAAACTCGTCAAGCCATACAAAAACTCCTTGCGGTAGGCATCTAACAGACTCATGACGCCATCTGGCATATCCAGCTTTTCCTTTAGGAATATCTTCTTCGAGCTGATCCAGCGAGAGCGTTACATTGTCCCAATCTCTAGCGCTTACCGCCCCGGCTGCACCGTTTGCCATACGATATGACGAAATGTGGCGCATTCGTTTGGCTTCATCAGTTTTAGCAAATGCACTGGCTAGCATATCGGGGGACATGACCCATCCGCTGACAAACGGAATCGCACGAACGGGCAGTGCTTCATATTCTTGGCCTATGCTCTTGATCATCATGGTCAGTTTGGTCATGCCACCCCCAGCCGTGCGGCCAGCTTCTCGCCGGTCGCGACAATGTGTTCGTCGGCGAGGTGGGCGTAACGGGCAACCATTGAAAGCGTACGGTGGCCGAGGATTTTTGCGACTTCGACCAGTGATACACCATTCATAACGAGGTAGCTGGCCGCAGTGTGCCGAAGGTCGTGCCAGTGGAAATTTTCGATTTCGGCTGTCGCCAAAGCTCGTTCCCATGCCTCGCGTAGATTGCGCCGCTCGCCTGCTTCTTTGACTGGCACAAAAACGCGGTCGTCCTTCAGGCTCCGTACCTTGGAGCGCTCTTGTAGAAGCGTGAAAGCCTCGCCAACCAATGGCAGGGTTCGCCGGTCGCCGTTCTTCGTTTCCATCAGCGTCAGGGTTTTTCTGCTGAAATCAACTTGCTGCCAGCGAAGACCCATAATTTCGGCCTGCCGTCCACCAGTGGTCAATGAAAGCAGGAGCGCCAAATACAGATCAGCATGAGGGCGGCAGGCGCTCAGCAGTCGGATTCGTTCGTCGTCGCTGAGAAAGCGCACTCGCCCGGGCGGTTCCTTGGATTTCGTCACCTTCGCAATGGGGTTAGATTCGAGCCAGCCAAGAGGCTTCACTGCGTACGCCATGGCTGCGCTTAGCGTGGCCAGGTAACGATTGACGGAAGCACCTGATCGTTTCCCCATGATGCGCTGCGCATCAGTTTCAGCGTTGCCCGTTGCTCTCGATGTGTAGCGAGTCGGTTCAGCAAGGAGCTTTTCTCGAATCTTCATTACCCGCTGGGGCGTGAGGTCGCTCAGCAAGTCTGGCCCAAATTCAGTACGCCATCGCTCGAGGTGTTGCTTGCGGTCATCAAACGACTGGAGGTCGGCAGCATGTTTCTCGTATTCGTCGCATAGCTCTTTGAAGGTATGGCGCTTCGAGGCGCCGAAATGGCGCCCGGCCTTCATGTCGGATTCCGTTTGTGCCGCCCAATGCTTTGCGTCGGACAGTCGATCAAACGTAGCTGAGTCGGGAGGAAATCCGCGAACGCGCACCTTCACGCGGTAACTGGTTTTTCCTTCCTTTGAGATTCGTTTTTCGATGCTAGCCATTATTGCCTCGCTTTGTCTGTCGATGTTTACAGACTAGAGCAAAGCAGAAAAAACAGCAACAGCGGATTGTTAATCAGATGAATGCAGAGATATTATTCGTTTAAAAATAGCATGTTGCATATAAAACAATAACGTCATGGGGCGATCATGGGGCATTGCGGGAAAAATTGACCCGATAGCACCGATAAATTGCTGTGTGGTGGTATGGCCTTTGGGTTGGTCGTCGTGTGATGACCGTGTTGAGTTTGCGGACTGTTCTGTGGGGTTGCCCCACCAGTGTCCCATGAGTGATTTCATGGGCTAGAAAGAAAAAAGGCTTTCCGTCTGGAAAGCCTTGTCTCATCTACTTGGTGCCCCGGGCCAGACTCGAACTGGCACACCTTTCGGCGGCGGATTTTGAATCCGCTGCGTCTACCGATTCCGCCACCGGGGCAACGAAGGCAGCATTATCCACGAATCACTTCTTTGGTTCAAGCTGATCTGCACAAGGAAATGTTTTTGATAGCGCAGCAGCGACCAAAGTTGCGGTGCTTAAGGTGCTTTTGGGCGGTGTTCGTTCAAGGTGGGCAAGGACCGAGCGAACTAGCCGATAGGGTAAATCCTTGTCCTTCGGCAGGCAGATGGCGTTCAGTGTGACGCCCACTTTTTCAGCCAGATAGTCGCTGACCGCATAACCATCGGCAAAACCGGCGACGTAGGCCATGCAGCGTGCGCCGCGTATGGATTGGTAAGGGTCAGCGTTTGCTTTGGCTGTGTAGAACTCCTCTGCCGCCAGGCAGTCGCCGTGCAGTTCATCCGCCGTATAGGCGTGGGCGTTGAGGCTGAATACTGCGGCAGCAAGGTAAAGCAGGTGCTTCATCGTTCGAACCAGTTCAACTTCTCATGAAGTTTGGTCACGCTGCCAACAATGATCAGTGCCGGCGGCTTGATGCCTGATGCTGCAATGCGATCAGGCAAAGTGCCGAGTGTTGCTAGCAGGGTTTTTTGATCGGTTTGAGTTCCGTTGCGCACAACAGCCGCCGGTGTCATTGAGGGCAAGCCGTGGGCGATCATCTGCCGACAGATTTCGGCTGCTGCGCCTATGCCCATGTAGAAAACGACAGTTTGCTTGGGGCGGGAAAGTGCCTGCCAATCGAGGTTGACCGTACCATCCTTGAGGTGGCCAGTGACGAAAGTGACAGCCTGGGCATGGTCGCGATGGGTTAATGGAAAGCCGGCGTAGGCGGCGCAACCGGCTGCTGCGGTTATTCCTGGTACGACTTCAAAGGGAATGCCCGATTCGACCAGGGTTTCGAGTTCTTCGCCGCCGCGCCCAAAAATAAAGGGGTCGCCGCCTTTCAGGCGCACTACAGACAACTTTTCATTGGCTAGTTCAACCAGCAACTGATTAATCGAATCCTGCGGCAGGGTGTGATTTGAAGCCTCCTTGCCGGCGTAGATGCGGCGCGCATCCGGGCGGGCTATTGCCATGATGGCATCACTGACCAGATGGTCATAAACGAGTGCGTCGGCTTGGGCAATCAGGCGGGCAGCCTTGATGGTCAGGAGATCAGGATCGCCGGGGCCGGCGCCTACCAGCCACACCTTGCCGGCTTCGAGTTGGGTTGAGTTGTTCATGGTCATTTCACGCATTGGGACGGCCATCCTAATGCCGGATGCCGTCTCTGCCAATAGAGGTTTAAGTGTTTTTTTAAAGCTAATACCAAAGTAGTACCCTGCTAGTCATTAATGACTATAAGTGTTTGAATATTAAAGACTTCTTAAGTGTTAAAAATTGATCGTTATCAAGGATGCTGTTTCGAGACAGGTTCAACCTAGCGTACATCGCGTTTGGGGGATTAAACGCGCTTAACTTGTCCTAGGAGGAAGTATGAAAAAAACTGTTGTGGGGATGCTTGCATTAAGTGCCATGGCGCTGGCCATGGGTTCTGCCTTTGCTCAGGAAACCGCAAAAGCGGGTCCGGAGATGACGGCAGCTGAAAAAGAAGCTGCCAAGAAAATTTATTTCGAGCGTTGTGCCGGCTGTCACGGTGTGTTGCGTAAGGGCGCTACCGGCAAGAACCTTGAGCCGCATTGGTCCAAGAAAGACAAGGACGGTAATGTCACTGAAGGTGGCACGCTCAAGCTCGGTCAGCAGCGTCTGGAAAAAATCATCGGTTACGGTACTGATGGTGGCATGGTTAACTTTGATGACATCCTGACCAAAGAAGAAATCACGCTGATGTCGAAGTACATCCAGAACGTGCCTGATGTACCGCCAGAGTACAGCTTC